GCATTTCATTATATGTAGCTTTGTCAACTACCTTTCTGAACTTTTCAGCACCTTCTGAAAGTTGTCCTCTTTCATTCAGCCATTTTGCCAAGTTTTCAGGAATCTTAGCTTCTTCTCCACCAAACCAATTTGCAGTTTGATTAACAAACGATGGGTCAGCGAACTTCACTTGTTGCTCACTTAAGTAAGTTTCAAGTGCATTGATTGTAGCATTCCATTGGTCATTCCAATGTGATGCTCTTTTAGTTTTCTCATTTAGAAACACCCTTTCTGGATTCATCTTTGTAAATCCACCTTTACCGTTCTTAATTTTGTTACTTAATCTCATAATTTTTCCTCCTTAAATTTTTATATTAATTGTACTGCTACACCTATATAATATATATATTAAAATACTGATTATGCTAGTTACTATTTCTTTAACTGCTCTTGAAGTAACATATCCCCAAGTGCTAATTTTCTAGCTTCCTCTAAGTCAGCGTCAAGCTTTGCCTGCATCTCAGGCGGTATTTGCATCATATCAAATTCATTTAATTTTCCTAGTATTGAATTAGGGTCATCTGGTATTACGTCTCTTATATCATCATAGACATCTTCGGGAGCTGGAGATATTCTAAATCCATTCTTTGTAAACTTAAAGAATCTTAAGTTCCCTTTATGTCCGTTATTTGTTGATAGTTCATTTATCTCTTTATTATTGTCTCTATCTTTATCAAGAAGCATGTGAAGCATAGTGACATTATTATATCTTCCTCTAAATTGAATAAGTAGTGATTCCACATGGAACTTAAGTCCAAATCCACCAGCAACATGAGAAGCGTTTAGCTGTCCACCCATAAGTGGGCTTGGATATACTCTTCTTCCTATTACTTCTTGTGCTACTCTTTCCCCTTCTCTATTAAATTGTCCAGCTGTTACTATAGGAACATTTAATCTTTGAGCGGTAAGTTTTAAATTTTCAAATTTCTTAACTAAGTCAGTTTTAGACTTATCATCTGTATCATTTCTATTTATAGGTACAGCAAGTAAGTCAGCATAGTCAAGAACTATAAGCATAACTCTCATACCTTCGTTTGCAAGTTCATTGACAAGTGCATCTAAATCATCAGGTCCTATATCGTATCTATGAAACTCACGAACTACTATTGCCATTTCACTATCGTTTTGTGGAGATATATACTTATGTGCAATTCCTGTAACTTCAGCATCAGGCATATCTATAAGCTTTCTTGAGAACATCTTCTCTTCCATGTGCCAATCCACAAATCTTTTAAATACTTGTAGAGTATCATTTTCTAAAGTTATATGAAGTACACAGTTTTCTTTACCGGGTATCTTATCAACATTTGGATTTGATTTAGCAACTCCTAAAGTTACATTTTCGAGAAATCCCGATTTAAACCCTCCTGATAAAGCTATAGTTGCATATAGTTTCTTTGGCTTTAATTTACCCATAAAATCATCAAGTGCTGGAATACCAGTTGATAAAGCATTTGAATCTTCATATCTTAACTGAGTAATTATGTTATCAAGTCCCTTAGGACTTCTTGAGAATTTAACTGTCTTATTATTAGCTTTAGTAGTTCTAGTTGTAATATCTATCGCTACTGATTTAAAATCATTTATTATATCTTGGTATTCATTCATTACAGTATTCGTAGGAGAAGACTGTAAGAATGTGAGCTTTGATATAATATTATCCATCTTCTTTAAAGCTACTTTATTTACTGATAAGAAATCTACAAGAGAAGCTATAAACTTCTTATTATCGTCTGTAGCTTGTAAGTATTTAGCATACACATCCGAACCTACAGTTTCATCAGTTGATGATATGCGAATAAGTCCTTCGGCATCTAGTGCTATTCCATCTTGTATATATTTAAGCATAGTTTCTATACACTTTATTATCTCTTGCTCTCTTGTATCTTTTCTTGATACTTTTAAATCTATAAGAGCTTCTTTTAAGTTTGCTAAAAATTCATTATTATGTCTAAAATGCGGTACTATACTAAAAAGTAATGTGAGCGTCGCATAGTTAATAGGTATTATCATACTTGTACTCCTTCCTTAATCTCATCATTAATTGTGGGTTTTTGAATATCTGAAATATCTAAAAGCTCTTTTATTCTATCTACTGATAGATTAACTTCATATATTTCTTCTATTGTCTTTTGTATCTTATGAGTTAAAGGAATAGTAGGAGACAACACATATTCTGCATCTTCTTCTATAGATTTAACTTCTTGTGTTTTAACTTGTCTTTCTATTTTAAATTGAAATATTCCTTTATAAGATGACATTATAAAGGATAAGTTTTTGTATTCTTCATCATTGTATGAATTAGTATCAACATCTATTCTTATAATATCTTTAGCTTTCTTATCAAGTTTTAAATCATTAAAGAAAGCTTTCATTTTCTTGACAGTTGATTTACATATCTCAGTACCTTCAAGCACTATGTACTTTCTACAATATTTATTTTCTATGAAATTAACTTTAAAAGTTCCAGTATCTAAATCAACTGTAATATCATCAAATCCCTTTTTAGTTCCAGCATCTGAAAATGAATGAGATGAAAAAGAACCTGTATACCAGATATTATCTGCAATATTTATTCTATTGTGAATATGTCCACATACAGTGTATAAACCAGTGGTTTCTATTATATCTCTATCCTTTATAACTTGTGCCATCTTATGAGTATCAGCTTTTAAAGCCTTAGCATAAGGCATAGCTGACTCTATTGAACCGTGGTATATAGTTACATCAGCTTTAGTAGTTAAAGCTTCTTCATACAGTTCTTCATAAGTATTTGAATAATACTCAGGAATGAATCTAAATAAAAGTCCTTCTACATCTATAAACTCTACATTTCTTACAATATGAAAGTTAGGACTTTCAAGAGATGAGAATATATCAAGTTGTGTATTGTCATGCGATAGCGTACCCTTAAGTAAGAATACTTTAAAATCATATAGTCTTGCTCTTTCTGCAATAGTTGTCATAAAATCAACTGCTATTTGTATTACCTTATGATTTGCTGGATATACTCTATCAAATATATCTCCTGCAAATGTTAGTACATCAATACTTTCTTTTAATTTATCTATATAATCAATTATAAGCATAAGCTCATCTATGTAATCTGTAGGTTCGCTGTATACTGATAAGTGTAAGTCTGAAATATTAATATGTCTTAGTGTCTTCATAAAGTCCTCCCAAACACCCCTTTAGTTAAAAATCGAGGGTTCACACCCAAAAATTTGTTAGTAAAATTTAAGTAATTAGGAGGTTTAAAATATATGATTAGAACTAATCAAGCGAAGCTTTCCGACTTATCTTCTCTATGGAAAGTGATGGATAAAGTTGATAATTTATCAGGTAAAGTAGCTGAGCTTATATCTGGTCGTGATGTTGATGCAACATCTGCACCCGAAGCTTTTTTACTATATGAAGCAAACTCGAACAAGATGTTCAAAAGAGACATTATGAATTTAATAAATGAGAAAAAGATTGTACTTAAGTATAATCCATTGGTTGCTGTAGGAATGTATCTTCCTTATGCTCCACTTATTGATAAATCATCAGGAGCTGTACAAGTTATAGTAAATGCTACTTCTTATTGTACAGAAGAAGATGGTAAATTCAAGATAAATGTGAATGATTTAATTGGATTATGTCAAGGTGCTTGGGCTATATACAAGTCTTTAATTAATTACACAAAGATTTGTGCAAATTTCCAAATGAGATACTTACTTATTGAACTATATACAAAGATATTAACTATAGGTATATCAGGTTCTTCAATATTTGCAAGTGGAGCAAACGCCAAGTATCTTAAATATATCTGTGCAAGATTTATGCTAAATCATCACTTTGGTATTGATAAGAATGTACATGAAAGTGCAATGAATCAAGCTAAGATAGAAAATGATACAGAAAAGGCATTTATAAACCAATTAGTTTTAGAAACTCCAAAAGAGTTATGGCAATCATTCCACGGTCTTGTAGAAATACTTAAGAGAAACTTTACAGCTTTAAAAGATAAAGTATCAGTTGAGTTTATAAGACAAAGAGTTTCGATAATCTTAGGAAGTCCAAATGTATTCTCAGTTGACTATGTGCCATACTTGTGTGCACTAGCTTCGGGGTATTACAATAACTATTCGGTTTATAGAAGCTCTTCTATTAAGACAGAACTTCAACCTTACTGTATTGCAGTTGCAAGAGAAGTATTACAATCTTTATAAGGAGGTTTATAATGAGAGCCTTTATAGATTCTGTAGACGGTAGAAAGACTACCTTCTACGATAGATTAAAACCTCATATGTCAAAACCCGTCGATATCGACGGGCTTATTGGTATTTATAATTTTACACTGACAAAGCTTACAAATCCTACTATGGAATTTTTGGATACTTTGGATAATATCGGTAAAGGACATTTTGAGATAATGTACAATGTTTATCAAATCCCTGAGTTACAATTTACTCCAGACTTTGGTAAATATCAAATATTCTTTAAAGACGGAAATCGTCTTTTAGAGTATAAGGAATACTTAAGACAAAAAGGTGCAAAGTATTACTTTGTAGATGAGTCTTACTTTATAGTAATTCCTAAGGAAGAAAATATATTAACTACAGGTACAGTTATTATATCTACAGGAAATGATGTAGTAAGATTTATAGATACACCAAGTCCAACAGCTCTACATCTATTTGAAAATCTTTATATGGAAATGAGCTTAAAGCACATAGAAGTATTTTCAGAAAATAAAGCACTAGACGCTTATAAATTATGTCTAGGAGATTTAGAAGTAGGTACTGGAGTTAAGGTTGGAAATACAGTATCAAATAAGACAGCAATAATTGAAGTTGTAAGTCCAAATGATATACTATCATCTATTGGAGTTATAGTATATGAAAGAGATGGAAAGAAAGGATTTGAATTTAGAAACCTAACTTATGCTTCTTGGAACCAAACTTCAGCTGTACTTGATATAAAGGCTTTAGAAGATGAAATAGGAGCTGGTACTACAGTTACTAAACTTCTAGTCCTTTATAATACAGCAAATGACGATAAAGAAGACTTAGACACTTTATATGAAGACTTTATATACTCTTGTGTATATAGTCCTGAACTTGAAGGATTTGTTAAAGGTTCAAGAGCATCACTTCTACCTATAGCAAATGATGACCCAAGACTTCTTGTTGACTTTGGTAATGATACTGAATACTTCAGTAGTATTAAAAGTATATCAAAGCAATTTGCTTTAAGTATGATAGGGGATGAATATACAAGAATAAGAAATGCAGCTGAGCTTGTAGAAGATGGAGATAACTATGTCATATTTGTTCCTAATAGATATTCACAAGTAGTTTCTTTATATGTAAATGGGAAATACTTCCATACAGGATTTAAAAGAGATGATAGACTTGGAGTATCTAAGATAACTATACCTAAAGCACTTCTTAAAGACTATGCTGATAAAGATGAAATAGAAGCTATAGTAGAGCCACTATTTACAAGAAGATATGACTTGGTAGTTGATAAGGTTATAAAGTATGGTAAAGCTGAAGGACATCTTATAGAAGATGAGCTAAACCTAATACCTTTATATGAAACAGCAGGACTTGACAGGTCAATGCACGTATTTATAGATGGACATTTTATTCGTCCAGATTTTTACGAGATTATAAATTACAATAATAATTTATTTATCTTCTTTAAAAAGAAAGTGGCTGATATAGCCAATGTAACGGTTATAGTACACGCTGAAGATGTCTATGATGAAAAGGTAGGGACAATAACTGATATCTCCAAAAAAGAGTATATAAATGATTATTCTAAGACTTATTATGGTGGACATTTAATATCAACATATAAGCTTATGAATATGCTTGAAGGAAACTATTTAGGAGCTGCAATAAATCCTGTATTTCCTGACAGCCATGATGATAACTTATTTATCTGTGAATTAAAAGATAATAAACTATATAAGTTCGTAGATGGTGGAAGTGAAGATTTCTTACTTAGAGGATTTTATTATGTAGATTCTACTTCAAAGAAAGTAGTTGTATATACTATAGCACAAATATATACTTACATTAAAAATAAAGTTTCGCCTAACACTATCTTGATTAATTCGTATCCTACATCGAACCATGAAGACCTAATAGTGAAGCGGACTAAATTCGCATATGATATGTTAGCCATTGGCAAACGGTTTAGAGGTATCGTGAATGGAAACGATATTAACGGAACTGGTGTAAAAGATTATGTGAAAACTAACTATTCAGAGTTTATAGATTCTGAAGGAAGAGTAATAATTTCAAATAATGAAAAGGTAATTGCTCAAGCTCCAGTGAATGTTAATTTTGATAGATATGAGGATTAATCATACAATTAAATAGCTTTCAATAAATACATATGTGGTGTATAAGGAGAGAGCGTCGTTCGGAACTATGGGTATATAGTGTATTAAGATTTGAGGATCTTTTTAGAGATTCCCCCAGTACCGCAAATCTTTAGTATTACACGAGTATACATGATTTGAAAAGAAGATATAATATAATCATTATGTCATATTTCAAGTTTTATTTCCAGTAATACGTATAATAACATATTACATTTACAGTGAATAATATTCAGTTAATTCTAGTAAATCACGGAATTAATAATAAGAATAAAGCTTTGTACGTGTCGTAACTTGTAGATTGAGGAAAATAAGATAATGATGAATTATTCTATTTTTATTAATTTTATTAAACTAAATTTTTGAATTATTAAAATCAATAATAATAACATGAATTATTTCGTGCGTGTCGCATTACAAATCTAAAAAATTGAGAGATACATTGAAAATTCGATTACTAAAAATAATCGGTCTAATATCTGAATGAAAAAGAGAGTCCGTGTCGGATTGCACATTTAATGAATATAATATTATAAAATATAAAAGTTGTGGTGTGGCTTTATGCCACACCTATACTTTATCCAGATTCTTTAGAATACTCTAGCGATGTTATCTTCATCGTGTTGAGATAAGGTAAACAATTTTGAGAATCTACTATACACTACGAATATATATGTCGTAAGTATATTTAAAATTGTTATTAATGCGAATGTAAATATTATACTATGTAAACTTAGGATGTACATTACTGTAATGAATACACTACACACTTTAAAAGTTACAGACGCCTGTCCTTGCCATGTTCTTACATAAATGTAGAATAGCAAAAACGACGCTGTAAAAAATGTTAGTAAATTTAATACCAATCTTAAAGGATATAACATCTTGTCCTCCTTTCTCTACCACGGACTCCGAGATTTCGCTTTAAGCCGATTCACTCTCTTACCGTTTCCAAAGTAATCGTGTGCTCCCATCGTAATCTCCTTGTCTTCGCCATTTTGCGTAGAATTATCGTATAAACCTTCAGCCATAGAAATAAAGTGCGAATTATCAGTCGCTCTTTTAAACGTGTCCCCTTCAAGGGTTTTAAATCCACTGAAAGTTCCCTCATTTAATGCGTCTATCTTTTTATATTCTAAATCAACCTCTTCTTTTGTGAGACCCTCAAATGGGTCTATCTTTATATCAAAGGCGTCTAGTTTATTATAAGATAAGGCATCATCATCTGGAACATTCGGTGGCATGATACCAAACTTAATATCCATATCCATATCTTTATATAGTACATATAAAGCCATGAGATATGCCATTATAACGTCGTCGTGATATCCGGGTAAGTGGTCTATTCTTCCTGAACCAGTTACAGTAAGATTCATAAGCTCTCTTGCAATATCAGGAGAATTAAAATATGTCTTATATCTATTAACTCTAGTATTTAGAATTTCCTTAGTCATAGTTTCACGAACATTGTGGTCGTTGTTTAAACCATATTGACCTTTAGTTATTCTACCATCAGTTGAGTTAATATAATAAGAAGCATTAGACGCTGTAGACTCATAATACAGGTTATCAACTATATCTTGACAGTGTTTTAACTTGTCTACAACACCCTTTCCAATACCCGTTCTTTCGACTACTATTATTGCGTTAGGAGTGTATTGCCTATAGAAATCAATTATTATTTTTGAAAAGATTTCTGTATCTTCAGTATTACTTCTGAATGTAAATAATACCTTAGTAGTATGAGGGTCTACTCCAACCATAGTAGAATAGTCAGACCTATCAGTACCTCCCCCACCTGCTATATCAACTCCTATTACAATCTTTTTAAGTCTTGCTTCTTCAAAGCCCGGATAAGTTTGAAATACAAATCTATTATTTAGTATTATCTCTTTTCTCATAGTATTCTTTGTGTATATCTCAATAAGCTCTAAGGCTCTTCTTGAGAATGGTGAACGGTTTAAAACCCTTTTCCATTTAAGCATTACTTCCACATCGAATACTTCTCTATCTAGCTTTCTAAGTCTTTCTACTAACCATTCTTGAGTAAAGCCAAGCTCATTATAGGCAAATGAGCAAAAGACTATATCCTTATTTCCATTTGCTCTCATATACTCTTTTAACTCTTCTTTTGATAAGTCAAACATTACAAGATTGAATTTAACACAATCTTCAAATAAAAGCTTATAAAGCCATTCTCCCTCTTTAGTTGTAGCATCAGGTGGAGTAGATGTCATAGTAATATTATGAGGTGCTCCAACCTTATCAGCATTTGCTGCAGCTTCTTCATGAGCAGGTTGTGCTGACCCGTATGCAAACCAGTTATACTTAGACCAACCTATTTCGTCAAATCCTATTTTAACAAGCGATTTTCCCCGTCCAGTTTTCATTGCTCCTTCTTTGGTTTGACCAGTTGTTCCAGCATATATCTTATTATTCCAAAGCTTATGATGTATCTCCATAGTTTTCGAGTAATCTTCACAATCCATTATCTGTATATTACCAGATGAATCTTCTTTAGTTTTGTATCTAAAGAGTTGCATAAAAGATGGAAGAAGCTCAACTATATCTATTACTGCTTGTAAGTTATCCTTTGCTTTTGGTAAGTTATTGGCAAATAGTGCCATTTGTGAATTGCGACAAGCAAGGTTCCAGCACCAACCAACAAGTGCGTTATCTGTACCAGACTTATAAGTTTGTCTTGGTTGTTCGAGATAATATGTGATATCATTTGCAGTTAAATACATAGATGTAAAAGAACCTATATGGAACTTCATCTTTGTAGGTCCTGCTGGTGTTGGTATACGAACCACTTCACGACAGTAATAAATAAGATTAGTTGTAGACTCTTGAATTATTGCTTCCTTTTGCTCTTGAGTTAAATCAGGAGAGAATGGGTCAACATTATCGAGTGCTGGGTTAGTAAGAAGTAGTGGTAACCACCACCTCTTTACTTTTAAATTAAATAGCACTTTAGCAAAGTTAATTGCATACTCATTACCTGAGTTAAATTGAACTGGTGGACGCTTATTTGGGAATTGTGCCATTAAATCATCATACATCAAGTCCATAGTGTTTTTAGGTTCTCTGTCTTGATGTAATACAGCATTTTTCTCAATATCAAAGTTTACATCTATCTGTCCTTTATAATCATATCTAGCTCTAGGAGTATCTGTATCTTCAGGAAGAACAGATTCGTTCGGATTATGCTTATTCATATAAGCATACCTTGCAGGGTCATCATCTTCATAATCTCCCACATGGTCCTGAGCTACAAGACTTTCGGCTATACGAATTGATTCAGCGTCAAATCTAACATCTACATTTTCTTCCTGAGATAGAAATTCTCTTATATCTTGGGATACATTTCTTTTATAATTGGAAAATTGTGGGTCTTCAACATCATCTAAAAATCTATTGAAATCCATTGCCATTTACTTATCCCTCATATCCAGACGGGTAAGCAATGTTGATTGTCATTCTTGATTTCTTATGGTCGAACTTACGAGTTTCCTCAATATCCTTTTGTAAAGTGTTTATAACTATCTTAATTGCATCTTGTGCTTCTTTAGTCTTAAGCTTTCTTCTTAAAGCTTGACATTCTTGTAATACAATGTATGCGTTATTTATAGCATCCTTTTTAGAATATTTAGTTGTAATATATTCCATATCTATTTTAGCAATAGAAGCTTCTCTTGCCATATTAGTAACTTTCATCATCTCAGCTTCTATTTCATCTTCTGTAAATGTAATAGATTCAGCATACATTCTTATTTCTTTTTTGTCTATCTTAGCTTGTAGAGCTTCTAAGATATCATAAGATTCAGCATACTTTAAAAGCTCTTTTGAAGCAAGTATCTTTGTCATGTCTTTAGGTTGTACTTCACCGTATCTAAAGTTATTCTCAACTGTACCTTCAAACGCATACTCCATAGACCTAAAGTTTTCAGGAGTTTCCATAAATCCATTATTACAAGCTTTCATTATTCTAGCTAGAATAAAATCAAATGGAGAACCGACTTGTCCTTTACCAAGTATAGATTTTAATACAACTTCTATATTCATAAACTTTGTAGTCATGTGAGTATTTAGTATATTTCTAACTATGTATGCTAGAGTTGTATCCATAGCTTTAATATTCTTTGTATTACCCTTTATAGCGTCATTTATAGTTTCATAAATAACAAGGTTACAAAGTGCAAGCCTTAACGCGTGAGCTCTATTACCGTATTCGCCTTTCTCTCTCCATCTTTCTATAGCAGAGTAATCATTTGTAGTTTCACTCATTCTACCATCATGTGCTCTTACAAGTTCTATAAATGGTGTCATAAGTCTATTAGCACGAAGTATTTGACCTATTCTTGCTGCAAGTTTTCCAAAGTCATTTAGATACTTTATGATAAGAGGAGTAAACTCTTGCATTATCTTTTCATTTAAAAGTCTTTGCTCTATAGTTTCCGCCTTAATCTTATCATTAACTGTATCAAGATATAACTCATCAATTACTATTATAAGTCTATCAATTCCATGAAGTGTACGAACTGCACTTAAATCTTTTGCAAGAGCTTCAGCTAAATCTAAATCTTCTTCGAGCTCATCATTCTCATCTCTAGTTTCAACTTTAATTTCCATATTTACTTTAGGATAATCAAGAGGAATATTTGTATCTTGAATTATAGCTTCGTAAGTTTTATAAGCTGATTCATAGTCATGTCCTATTTCCCTTCTTGAGTTATTACCTATATAAAAAAGAAAAGCAGGATATATGTCTATCATCTCACTTGGTTCTTCTGGATTAAATCTATCTCTTCTTCTTTTACAATAAGTAAAATCAAGTTTAATTCCAGAAGCTTTATATATTTGTGAACCTAAAAAATGCAAAGGTTCTTTAAGCATTTCTAATTTATTCATATATTAAAAACCTCCTTGTTTTGTTATAAATTTTTAACTAAAGGGGTGTTTGGGACGGTTTTGTAAACGGAACGCAGAAAATAAAAAAAAAAATAAAGGTGAGGAATGAACCCCACCAATTATTTTTAATTCATTTTCTTTGCAGGTATTCTAGTATATAAGTAGAACCCTTTATGCTTAAAGTCAGATTTCTTTGTAACAGAACCATCTGTATTTTGAACTTCTTTTACCACTCTTTCACTATATGCGTAATATATTGGTATTGTAGGTTTTATATCAATGCAGATAGCAGTAACAGCAGCTGGGAACCCAGCTAAATGCCACGCATTTATACCGTTTTCTTCAGCCCAAGATATTATACTATCGCAAGTTGATAGATAATTGTCTGGAGTTAATTGCCCCCAGACTGCTTTAAATTCATCTGGTAATTCTACTAAGTCATAACCTAAGTTATGTATTTCTTCTAACTGATTAATACCCATTACGTGATTTGAACAATTTAACATTTTTAACATTTTACATCGACCTCCCGAGTCTTTTAAATTAAATTAAGACATTGACCTAATATGCCATTCATATTATTGCCTGTCTTCTACGTTTATTATATATAATTGAAAATTAAAATGGTGCAAATCACTTCTTATCCCAATCTTCATCAGGGTCAAACCTATTTTCTTTCTCCCATCTAACTTGTGCTTCTCTAGCATTACGAACAGCATCGTTTCCTTTATTTCTTGTAATAGAAGCTCCTTCTGTAACGAAGAAGAAACTCATATCGTATTTCTTACACAATTCTTCAACTTCTTTACATAGTTGTCTAGCTTTAGCTAGTTTCTTTTCATTAATACTTTCCTTTTGTGATTCTGCTATAAGTCTTAATATATTTGTATTCATATTATAAAATATCCTCCTCTTTTTTATTATAAAATACATATAGTTCATTACGTTTGTATTCTGTATAGCCTAGAGACATATATAGTTTTTGAGCTTTATAGTTATTAATACCTGTGACAATTTGAATACCTTTATCTTTAGACTTATGTCTCTCATTCCATAATATTTTTTCCAATCTACGAATTACTTTAGCACCGTAACCTTTATTTCTAAATTTCTTATCTATGAATAAAGCTATTATTTCTAAATTTGGGGAATACCGTATTGATGTAAAACCTATGTCTTTACCGTTAAGTAATATAAGGAAGTAAGCCATATCTTTATTATTCATTTCTATAGATATACCTTCGTCTAATTCTTTTTCAGTAAATTCCTTCTTTTTCCTTTTATCTATAGATATCTCGTAATCTTCTAATTCATCAAAATAATGACGTATTTTAACAAAATCTTTTAAAGTATCTTTGTCGCCATAACCTTTAGAAAATGTAACGTGTTTCAATTCTAAATTTTTAAAATCTGGTATTCGCATATTTTTAAACCTCCTAAATGTATTATCTAAAATAGGGTTCATAAATACCCCACAAACACCCAAATATAATAATTTTAAATAAAGGGGGATACCAAATGTATATTAAAAAAGGAGTACCTTATAATATAGTAAGTGATGATAACTATACAGGAAATAGCTTTATTACTATGGCAGATGTAATAGTTTCCGATATAATACTTGAAGCAATATTCTCAAAAGAGACTAGAGTGAATATTAAAGGATTAGAAACTATGCCTGAATCAAGAAAGTTATGTGAAGATGCACTTGATAACCTAAGAGAAGATACAATCTTATATGATACTGATAAGATTATTGAAATAGATAGCATATACTCATCAGCTTTACAATCTTTAGAAAGAGAGTATTCGGTTTATGAAGTATCAATGCTTGGAGTATCTTATATTCCTGAAGATTACGGTTCATCTTTTACAGTAATTAAAATGGTAACTTATGAAAATATAGATGGAAATGAACTTCATCAACTTCATTACATACTTCCTATATTTTCAAATGATGTAGTTCTTGCAAAGAATATTAACTTTGCTCTTCATATATCAGGAGATGGACAAGCTGAGTTTATAGAACTTCCAATGATAGAATCAGGAGACACTTATGTACTTGATTCAAGAAGACTTGTAGATATCTGTATAGCTTCTAAAGCTTATTCATTATACTTTACAAACTTAATACAACACAATAAATTATTTGTATTACCAGTAGAAGAATTTGCAACTCAACTTGCAAGACTTGGAATTGTAAACTTTGTACCAGCTCAAGGGCTGGGAATATACTTTGATGAGCAAAATAGAACACTTCTTGGAAATCTTACAAGTAATAAGATAATACTTGATAAGTTTGACCCTGAAATGATAAATGCTTCATCTGAGAAGATTGTGATGTATGACAATAGATTATATGCACCTAAGTTTGAAGACCAAACTCTACCTATAACTCTTGAAATATTTGACGCTGGACAAGTTACTTATGCTGGACATTATATGGACGATAACTTTATAGAAGTTATTGATGAAAGAGCAAGACAAAGAGAATATGCTGAAGCTGATACTTCTGAAAAGGTTGGAAGAGCTGTTGAGAAAGCAAAGAGAATACCAAGACAAATAATTGAAAAAGGTAAGAAGATTATGTCATCTTTAAGAAGAGCTATAGTTGAATATAGAAAGGCTAAAGATGATGATTTAAGAGAAAAGCTTATAAACGATGAGTTCATACCAGTTATAGATAATGGTATGCAGTGGCTTATTGGTGGAGCTACAACTTTTGGTATATATTTCTTAGTAGTTGCAAATCCAGTTATAGCACTTCTTGGTGGTGGAGTTGCAAGAGAGCTTAAAAAGATACACGACGCTAAGGTAAGAACTCGTGTTATGAGAATGATTAAAGATGAGCTTGAAGTAATTGATGAGAAAATAAATGATGCTAAATCATCTGATGATAGAAAGCAAAAGTATGCTCTTATGAGAATTAAGCAATCTCTTGAAGCAAAACTTACTTATGTAACTAGAAAGAGAAAATTAGCTTAAGGAGGAATATATGAATTTCTTAGGTAAATTAGAAAATAGTTTAAAACCAAAAGAAGAAAAGAAAAAGAAACTTTATGGAGAAGCAGATATAGATGGCTTTGACGCTTCTATATTTAATCTTCCTGAGGATATGCAAACTGATGCAGCCGAAGTTCAAGCTGAAACTGCTACTAATAACTTAGATGATATTCCTGAAGAACCAGAAGAAACAAACTACGACGACTTACCAGAACCTGAATACGAAGAACCAGATTACGAAACGGCTGATAATGAATTTACTATGGATGAAGAAACTGATGCTGACGCTGGATACTCAGAAGAAGGAAGCGAAGATGAGAATATGTTTGCTGATGGGGAAGATGAGGATACACCAGAGTTTAGAAGAAAGGCAAGAAAGCTTAATAAGTCATTTGCTCTTTTATATGACCAATATAAAGACTTAATACAAAAGTTAAAAGATATAGACGCTACAGGAGATAAGGCTACAGTTCTTAATATTATTATAGATGAGTACGAAACACAGCTCCAAGCACTTGTAGACTATGTTGATGATAATGACGACACTTGGGTTATAAGATTCCAAACTTTCGTTGAGTTTAGACTTGCATTTGTGACTCTAAATAAAAAGCTATCTCATATCCAAGAAGATGTCAATATACTTCAATAAAAGGGCGTTTAAAAGCCAAAAATAACATAGTGGTAGTTAAAAATTATTAAATTTAAAATAAATTAGGAGGTAAATAAATATGAATACTACACAAATAAGAACTAGCTTAAAAGCTTCAAATGTTACTGCGAAGACTAAAAAAGCTATTGAAGGTGTAGGAGCAGTGTTAAAGGGATTTAAAACTTATGCTGAGAATCAATCAGTAAACTTAAGTTCACCTTCAGCACCTGCATCTATGAAAGCGAACATAAAAGGTTTCCAAGATGCTTTAACTTCAAAAATAACTCAAGATGTTGCGGTATCAAAATTTGGAAATGACACAAATGGTAAAGTATTGTACGCAGAAATGCAAAGAATAGCAGCTGCAGATATTAATACAATTAATACTAGATTTGCTAATGAAATAAATCTATATTCAGAAAGTATGATGGCTGGGGAATATCACCCATTCCAACTTGCTATATTACCACACGTGTATTTAGAAACTTTATCACAAAACTCAAGATTCTTAATGCCTACAAAGGAATATGTATCTGAACAATTACCACCAAGAAAAATGCTTACAAGACAAGTAGTAATTGATGGTAAAAAATATGATTTCCCTCATTGCTTAAAGAATCCTGAAGTTATGAGAAAATTAAGAAGTGCTGGTTCAGAAGCTTTTGAATATAAATTAACTGACATGACTAAAAAATCATTCAATATATTTACAGAAGCTAACAAAGGTACAAAAGGAGAATCTTCTTTAGTTCCTCAACTTGACATCATTAAAGTTAAATATGCTGACGCTGGAACTGGAACTGATGAAGAAGTAGAAATGAAAGTATCTTCTGTATTACCAGATGCTAATAACTACACAATGGGAAAATTATATAAAGAAGTTAAATCTACAACTACTGGAGCTAACACAACTGCAATAGTTGCTGCTGAAGTAAACTTTGCAACTGGAGATATCAAAATAGTTCACTCAACTGAAGTTAAAGAAGTAACTTTCAAAGTATATATGTCAGGAGCTTATAATAGACAATCAGCTTCAATAGATATTGAAACTAAACCTATTATACAAGTAATCAAAAACAGAATCAACATGATATTCGATTATGACCCGGGTTCTATGCAAAACTTCTTATCTTTAGAAAATATTGATGGAGTTTTAGAAGGACAATCAATCATATTCGACGTTGTTGTATCTGCAAAAGACCAATATGCTTTTGATACTTTAAATGGAGTATTAACTGACCTTAAAGCAATGAAAGCTGCTAACTTCGACTTTGAAAACTCAGACTCTGGATACTGGACATCTACTCATTATACTAAACCGGGTGTAGCAAACGGATTTAGACCAACATCTACAGAACAATGGGAAATAGATGAACTTGGAAGAAGAATTAAAGAAATGCACTCTGTAATGGCTACTAAATTCAAGTCAGTATCAGGAATGCAATTCAACTGGTGGGCTTCTCCTATAAATGTACAAAGATTTATAAGAAGCACTCCTATCATCACTAAGAATGAAAGCTATGGAGGACTTACAAATGAATATGCTGTATATGGACTTCAAGTAGCTGGACAAACTTGTAAAATGGTAGAAACTGAAAGAGCTGAAGATGCAGATGGAATCAAATGTGTTCCATACTCAAATATGGAATCTCAACCAACATTTGAATTCCAACAAGGACCTCATGCTTTATATACAGATGGAACATTCAGAAATCCTTCAAGACCACATATGCCTGCAATCGCATATTATGATTACTATGATTGTAACTATGTATTTGCAATTCTTGGAGAAATCGCTATTTCTGATACAGTTGCACCTTAATAAAAAATTAAGATACTGTCCTTCGGGACAGTATTTTTTTTTTCTTTATAAAAAAAAATAAACTAATATATAATGAGAAGAACGGAAACCTTTATATGGTGCCTATTAATATTAAGATGTAAAATAAATGGTTCGGTATACATTATTGCGACTCGCACTATATTATGGCACCGTTCCCGTTCTTCTCTACTCATATAATATATAAACAAAAATATGAAAGAAGAACTTGAGTCTTAGACGGTTTTAAAAAATAAATAACAATAGTAAAAGCTGGGGATTACCCCAGCGATTTACTAACACTTCCGTAGAATAACTTAAGGGGGAATAAATATGGATTTACATAGTGATAAGATAGAAGTATGTGCACCTTACTTAAATAAAGATATGAAGTATATAGACGCTTTATTAAAGGCTAAGAGTGATACTGTTAGTAAGGTTATAGTTATGGAAGAGTGTAGTGAACTTATAAAGGAAGTATCTAAATCGGTTCGTGATGTAGATAATAAGAAAGAGCTAACTGAAGAAATGGTAGATGTTATAATATCTATACAGATGCTTATGAGAATGTGCGGTGTATCACAAGATGAACTAGATAGAGAATATAATAGAAAGATGAAGAGAAACCTACTTAGAATAGAGGATAAACAAAGGATAGAGAGTGCTATAGAAAACTCTTCGTTGTACGTCAAGTAGGCTTATTTTAACCAATATATAGGTAGTAAAAGGAGTGTGAGTTTATGGACACATTACTAGAATACTTTAACATAACTCACATATATTCATATACTCTAGGGAGTATGTGCTACATATTTATTTTGGGGATATTGGATTTATGTGATGACTTGAGGTAATACGGGTGTTAATTGGGGGCGTAATGCCCCCAATAAATGCCGTTTACGAACAATTTTTTAGATAATTTAATTTAAAAATAATTAGGAGGTAATATAAATGACAGGAAAGTTGATTACTTTATATGGAGAGTCTTCTATTGAAACTGCTCCAAGAAGTAGAGTTGTTGAAAGAAAGTTTGTCGGAAATCAAATCAAATGGACACAAGAGTGTATTACATTTGGAAGACAAACAAGAAACGGTTTTACATTTAATAAAGATGAGTTTATGGAAGCTGTAGCTGACCCATTTGTAGATGATAGAATAAGAGGTAAAAGATTCTATAATGAAATGGACCACCCTTCTAAATCTGATTATGAAAGATTTATAACTGTTAATATGAAAGAGATATGCTATAGAACTAATGCTTTCTTCTTTGAAGGAGATAAGTTATATGCTGAGTGTGAAACTATAGATGTTGGTAATGGAAAGCTTTTACGTGCTATGATAGAACAAGATGCAGAAATAGCTGTATCATTTAGAGGATTTGGTATACCTAAACCTGAAGGTGGAGAAAAGATAAAACTTGTTGCATTTGACGCTGTATTCCAACCAAGTGATGCTACAGCTTTATCTAAAGAAGAAACTTTCAAAAATAAAATGTATTCTGAAGGATACTCTATGGAGGCTATTATAAATGAGATGAATAAAGCTGGAATGATATCTACAGTTAATATTCCTAAGACATCAGCATTATATGCTGAATCATCTCTTGAAGGTATAACTCCTATAAGAGCATTTAAAGCTGGTGGAGAAACTTTAGGTATAGAATATGCTACTAAAGAAGAAATAGAAAGAAATGCTAAAGCTCAAGGATTTAGAAACTTTATCATTAATTTCTAAGGAGATGATGATATATGAATCCAAATAAACTTATAAAGGGTATAAAGCAAGAATTAGGTATAGGTACATTTATTGTAACTATGTTTTCTGATTATGATTTATACGAAAGAATACTTGCATCCGCTCGTATGTGGTTTTCAAGAATATATGCTCATGAGATATATATTCCACAAATAAAGTTCACAAAGGAAATGGCTTATAATGGTAGAGTTCTTACATTCAGAATACCTGAATATATCACAAATGAACTTAAGTTTGAAGGTGTAGGTGTTGTAGATATAAGACATCTTCGTCCAGCTGTTACTAATGTAGAGGGTGATACTGGTATGATGTATATGCCTAACGGTTCTACTATGTATCCACCTGTATCTGATGGTGGAGGATATGGTTCAAGCTTTGGACTTGCCAGTGCCACTCCATCTTATTATATGCAAGGTATGTCAGCATTTTTAGGAGCTGCTCAAACTCAAGCCGCTATGGAGATGTACAGAAAACCATTAAAGGCTAAGTTTCGTGCTCCCAATATGATTGAGTTTGATGTAAGAGGAGCATCTCCTTATGTTGATACTTATGAGCTTAGGATAAAGGTTGGACATCCTAAGAACTTATACTCTATAGATGAGCCACATTATATTATGATGCACAAACTAGGTGTATATGATGTACAAGAGCTTCTATGGAATAGTGAGCTTAAAGGACTTGACGGTCTATCTAATGGATATGATAATATTGCTCTTAGAATAGATGATTGGCAAAATGCGTCTCAAAATAGAGCTGAGTATATAAAGGAACTTGAATCTGATATAGTGCTTATGGAAGGTATAAGTTCGTATTAAAAATAAGACAACATATTTCTGGTACACGTACGTTATGTTGTAAAAACGGCATCTGGTATATTACTCGAGTTAAATCCAGAGCGGGTGAGGTTGTGTATGCGTAGTAAACGATAGGCGGACAGGGGTGTCAGTGCTGAGGCGTCGAAATTGCTGCACGTAAAAATGGAATCCTTACCCAAGGTTTAATAGTGAACCCTCAATGTGACAGTGTACCCCGGATTAGTTCTTTTAACTTTTTTAATATAAATTGCTTGTATTCAGAACAAAAAAAAAA